AGCTCCTCTATTTACTGTCAGGTTCTCAGTAGCAAGCAAATTAGCAAGTTTTTCAATATGATCCATAATATAATCCTATAACAATATAGTATAATTATACCAAATAACCGAATTAAAGTAAAGTTTTTAATTTGCCTTATAAATTAAGGACTTACGAGGCTAGTTCTTAACTATTATGGAAAAATCGTTGCGTTTTTCAAACTTTATGACGTTTTGGAACTTATCCACTAGCTGATCTCCCTTGTGGCTTATTACAAATACATTGTTATTTTCACTCAAAGTATTCATAACAGTAAGGAAATAATCCGTTCCAGATGAGTCCAGAGAGGAATCAAAGATCTCATCAAGTATTAATAGGTTTGTATTGACAGAGTTTTTCATTTTAGCGATCTGTCTCCACGTGAATAGAATAGAGATATCTATACGCATTTTCTCGCCTTCACTGAACGATGCATATGTAAACTCGTCTCGATATCTAGACTTTATAACTTCGTTAAAACTTTCGTCCAACTCGAAATGAACATAGAAGTCCATTGCTGTCAAGTATTTGTTAATCAACCTATTCATTATTGGAAGATATTCTTTAATGATTCTGGTTTTAATTCCTGTATCTCTCAATAAAACTGAAGCAATATCCTGTAAACTTCTCTTCTCAGCTATACCAGTTTTCACATCAATAAGTTGCATGGCTTCTTGAGCTAAAACTTTAAGTCTCTCTTTTTCAGCATCTAGATCTTCTGTATTGGTTTTCTCATCTTCCTTATCTTGCATTAAATCAGAGATCATCTTATTCAATGTAGAGATACTACTATTGAAACCAGATATCTCTAAGTTCTTGGAAGTAACTTCTGATTGGATTCTATCTATCTCTTGTACTCTGCTGTTCAATTTATCTAGAGCAGTTTCCAGAGATTTTAAAGCAGAGTTGTTTTTTTCCTGATCGTCTTTAAGTTTTTCCACCATAGAATTTTTATGCTCGTGTGGAATATTTTGAGCACAACTTGGACAAGTATCATTTGCCTCAAAGAAAGATAATGTTTCTATGATGTCTTTTGTTTTATGGGACTTTTTGGTAATAAGTGTTTTAGCTTGATCTATATTAGTAGAAACTGTATTGCTATCAACTATTCTATCCTGTAAAGTTTTTATTTCTTCACTCAGTTTTACTACTGAGGTAGTTAAAGTTTCTATCTCTGTTCTAGTTTCTGATATTTTCTTATCAATAGTTTGAACGTTTTGTTCCTTATTATCTAGAACTGTTTTAAGTATTTGTTGTTGAGACTCTACTTTACTCTTTGCAACAGCAAGTTCTTTTTCTATTCTATTCAATTCATCTTTTGTTTTTAGAGATCTTTCCTTCAGCAACTGATTCATTACAGAAAAGATTCTTATGTCTAGAATATCCTCAATAACTTCTCTCCTGATATGTGGAGAAAGTTGCATAAATGGAACAAAGGAAGCACTACCTAAGATAACAACTTGGGTAAATGTCTTATAGTTTAGTTTGAGGATCTGTTGTTCAAGAAGAAGCTGATAGTCTTTTAGTGCTGCGTCTTGTTGTAATAATTGATTGTTCTGATAGATCTCAAAGATGTTTGGTTTAATTCCACGAACTACTTTGTACTCTACACCACCAATAGAAAACTCAACAGTAACTACAGTTTTCTTTTGATTAATGCTGTTTACAAGCTGCGCCTTTTTAATATCTCTAAAGGGTCTACCGAAAAGCGCAAAACAAATAGCGTCCAGCATAGTAGACTTACCCTCACCATTTTTACCTACAACTAAAGTGGTGGAATATGAAGATAAATCGATTTCGTTTGGAGAATTTCCTGTTGAGAGAAAATTCTTCCAACTAGCCTTTTTAAATACTATCATTTAATAATTTCGATATCTGATTCAGTTTCAATAACTACTCGAGCACCGCAGGATAATATCGGCTTATCGTTTCCACCATATCGAACTGTGGAGGATCCTAGAATTTTGACCTCGTGGCAATAAGTGTTTTTTCTTCCTTCTTTGATAGTAATAACTGGTTCATCTGTTCCGTGTTTTTTATTCGCTCTAATCTTATGTTGATTCACATGTATATACTTTTTCATACTATCTCCGTATTAGAAGCTTCTAGATAAAGTTCACGCATGAAAGATTTTATCTTACCTTTATCAGAATCAGTTTCAATAGAATCTATATAACTATCCAAAACATCTAGAGTATCTTCCAAGTCAATGCTTTCTTCGACTTCACCACTTTCAAACTCTGAGAAATCTTCTATAATTTTTAACTCATAGATCCCATTATTATACAGGGAATTAACTAATATGTCAAATTTATAATGGTCGTTCTTTTTGAGAACTAACATCTTTACAAATTTTTGCGAGTAGTCTTTGGGGTCTATATGCTGCATCTCCCAATTTAATGGTTCGCTATCATCATAAGATATCTTTGCAAATACAGTATATGGGTTCTTGATAAACTCGAGTTCCATAGTCTGATCATCAAAAACATAAAATCCCTTGGAGTCATTATAGTCCTGCCAAGTTATTTCCATTGGAGTTCCAACATAAATGATATTATCTTTTTGAGACTTAGTATGATAGTGACCACTTAATACTGTATGATAGTTTTTAAATAACTCTTTATTAATTCCATCTTGAGCATCCATACCCTTATACATTGCAAAACCAGCTATCTCAAAGTGTCCTGCACAAATATCTGATTTAGAATTTTTAATAAAGTCGTAGAGTTCCTCTTTGTTTTCATCACACAACCACGGAATCATATCAAAAGTTACTGCTCCAATAGAAACAGTTTGTGGAGATTCATATAGATTGATGTTATCATACTCGCCCAAAACTAGACCAGTAGAATTTACCGAAAGCGATTCCCTCCAGAAAATATCATGATTTCCTAGAAGAGTATGTAGCTCTATGTGATTGCTGGCTAATTGATCAAAGAAATATCGTTTAGCCTTGCTTAATGTGAGAAAATTAATATACTTCCTACGATCAAACAAATCTCCAAGTTGGATAACCGTAGTTATATTATTTTCTTTAAGGTACGGAAAAAATATTGTAGAATAAAATTGCTCGCTGTAATCATGAAAGCGAGCACTATCATTTCTCATACCAAAGTGGGTGTCACCCAATATAGCAATTTTCATTCATCAGTTTCCATAAAGTCGTCAAGTGTTGCAACCTTTTTAGCTTTTTTCTTTTCTTTAAGTTTTATAAAGCTGTCATCAAATTTGTTGTTTAATTGGATAAATTCCATATAAGCATTTTGAAACTCTGCATCGTCATCATCTCCCATATCAAAAGAATCAAATGGAATTTCCATTATTAATTGATTCTTTATATACGATTGTTTCTTTTCTCTAGTAATCCTTCTAAGAAAAGCGTAGTAAATAATTTGTGTGAAATAAGAAAATGGATTAGAGGATTTTTGTGGATCAAAATTATCAATATACTGAAAGCAGTTTTCTATGCCATCAGATATCATCTCATCTCGATAAGAGTAGTTTATGAAATTTGGTTTATATGATAAGTGATTGGCTATTTTAAGTATACACTCACCAATATAATTGCTGACCTGAGGTTTTGGTAGTCCAGCTTTTTTAGCTTCAGCTACTTTAGATTTATATTCTTTTATCGCTTTAAGAAAGTCAGCGTTATTTACATAATGAGATGCCACAAAGTTACTCCATTTAGTTTTATACCATAAAGAAAGTATACCGCAATAGTCAATTATCAGAAACTTTTTATGTAATAGTATGCATTAAAAATAAATTTTACATTAATTAAAAAACACAGCATAATAACCGTGTGGTGGGGTTAAGAGAGAGATCAATTAATACTATCGTTTCCCTTAATAAATGTTACATTCCACTTCTCTTCAAATTCATCTAACTGTTCTTTAATGTCTTCCACTGTTAACTGTTCATCATCAATAGCTTCTATATATCCATCATCTGTTTGCTTTACTCTTATTGGTGTTTCATAATCTTCTACCATTTTCAGGTATTGATTTGTAACTAAATCATGCATTTCCTTTACAAATAAAAGTTTAGATTTTTCCAAAGTAAACTCTTTTGTTTCAACAAAAGCACACCATGGAGAAGCTGAAATATTCTCTACTTGACGTCTAGTTATAGGATGAATTCCAGGAATTATTCTAATGAGCATGGGATTCTTAATAGTTATATCTGCATTAGACTCCTCTTCACAAACAGCCAATAGCTGTTCTCCAGATATGAGTTTTAATACTACGTATCTTTCTT